CGCCCGCCTGTCGGGCGGGTAGGCAAAAAAGCCCTTTGGTGTGGCAAAAAGGCTTTTCCTGCCCGCCCGACAGGCGGGTGTGCGTTTATTTAGTTAGTTTGTGTTAGGCTGGTTGGAGTTCTTGCCTTGGTTGAGGCTGCGGCAATGGTTGGATTGGTGTGCTGTCTATCCGTCCAGCATGCGGGTCGGATTTGGTTCGTTTTGCCACTAAAATTTCTAATAAATCGTCAACAGTATGGGCGGCAACTGTGCCACGCTCGGTTACTTTACCTTGAGCATCGCAAACTGCATCAACTTCAAGGTCAATACATTTTTCTCTCAAGTCTTCTATTTCCTCTTTCGACATAACATAAATATTTTCAGAAGTTAAGTCAAATTCAGATTTCAAAAATTCTTTTGTAGCTTGTCTAAGTTCCATTTTGTTCTCCTTTTTAATCGCTATAGTTTTACAACTGTTATAATTTCGCCTAATTGTTTTTCTACCACTATTCTTATGTTGTCTTTTTGTCGGCATACTCTATTAGGACGATTGCCAGGATAAGTAGCCTGTGCGTTCTGCAAGGCATCGTTTACCTGTTCTGGCGTGTAATTACGTTCCTGCATACGGTCTTTGGCATGGTCGGAAACCGATTTTATTTCAATCTTGTTGCCGCTTTCGTCTTGAAATGTAGTACCAATCAGCTGATTGTAGTCCATCTTGCTCGTTCCTTTCGGCTTTTCTTTAGCTTTGCCAGTACCAAACATTTCTGCTAAATCCTGCAAAGTAAGTTTTTGGGGCTTTTCGCTTTCTTTTTGTTCTTTTTCCTCAGCCTGTCCTGCCCGTCCGGCAGGCGGGTCACTAGTTTCCTCAATCTTCTCGCCAACTTCGCCTTGCAGTTCGCCATTTTCGTTAATCGGAACAGCCGCACCGTTTACCGTTATCCATTCTTGTTCATTTGAATCTAATTTCATTATATCATTATTTGGCTGATTTGTCAATTTATTTTTATCTTTTTCGCCGAAGAAAGCCGCCCTAACTTCATCCGCCGTGAGAATTCCCATTTCAAGCATAGTTTGTGCGGCTTGTATCTTTAACAGCTCATTTTGTGCCAATCTACCGTCAATTTCAGCTTGCTCTTTGTCGGTAATGCTCCACAGCGGATTAAACTTTATCCGCCAAAATGGCTCTTTTTCGATTTTCCCATTGTGCAAAAAACCTGTAATAATCACATCTACAAGCGTATCCAAATTTTTCTTCAGCTGTAAATTTTGAATGCGTTCCACGTAATTATACCAGTTTTCCAAATCGGAATCGCCTGTTGCCGACATTCCTGCTGGCGACCGTCCAAACAGCACCGTTTGCGGAATATTCGTTACCGCCGAAAGCATATTGCAAGTAGCCTCAGTCGCCTCTTTAAGTCCCGCAAGTGCCGTTGTCTTAAACTCATAACTCTCGTCCATGCTGTCAACGACTATCGTACTATCAAAGCTACGTGCCATATCGATCGATTGCAGACGTTTAAGCACCTCGAACTCGCCGCCCTCGGTCGCCAATATATTTTCCAAGCCGTTCATGCTATAAATCGGCTGTACGCTGCGTTCTAGCAACTTTACCACGTTTGCGTGGGTTGTTGTCGTTTCTCGCAACTGGCGGTGGATGCGGATATATTCGGGAATCCCCCAAAATTGGTACAGCGGATTTGCTGTCATGTTCGGTACAATCCCATTTTTGAAAACCAAGCAACGGCTGGCGTGAACTTTGAAGTTGTTTATAAAGTTGCCGAAAACCTCGTAATATTGCGGTTTTCCCTCGTGTAGGTTTGTGTAATCTGGTTGAACTATTGCCCTCTCGAAAATTAGCAAATCTTCGATGCCTTGAATTTGCCTGTAATTCAGCGGTTCGTCCAGTTCGCCGCCGTCATCAATTAACATAACGCCCAATGCTCCGCCGAAGAGCCTTGCCCACTTTACGGCTTGCACGGCTTTTTGCTCCCAGTCGAGATTTTCTAAAGTGTCCAAAATTAGCGTTTTTGCGTGGCGGTCTTCAAACGAGAGGTCGAAACCGTGTTTGTTTGCTTCTTCCGCTGGGGAATCGATTATTTTGGCGAAAAGCCCATCCGATTCGTAATGGCTAGTTAGTGTCATGTCTGGGACGGTTGGCTCGGCGATTGGTTGGTAGGCTGTCGAGCTGTCTCGGACTGTGCCGTATTTGTTTAGCATATTTACGTAGCCGTCTGTTCGTCTGTGCATAAAATTTTTGTCCTTTCTATGGAAGTGTGGTATAATATTTTTATCACAATTTTGCCTGTCAGCAGACAGGCAGGCTAGGAGAATTACAATGACGAAAATCAACACCAGTATTTTTGCACCCAATCGCACACCCAAGCAAGCCTTTTGGGATGGTTTTTTTTACAATGCTCCGTTTGAGTTTGAATTTGAAACGGAATTGAAAACCCCTAAATACGGCGATTTTTCCGATGATGGCGAGGCAATACGTGCCGTGTGGCAAGATGTCGGCGATTGCTTGCGTTTTGCTATGGGAGAATTTGAAAAGGAGTTAGCAAATGGCAAAAAAACAAGCTAAAGAATTAGAAAATCCACCGAAATCCGAAAGTCAGACCCGCTTGCCAGACGGGCAGGTGTCCGTCGATAGCCACCTGTCCGCCAGGGCGGAAGTGCCAACGATACAAAACCGTACCGCACAAAATGACTTGACAGGCGTTGAAATTAGGGGCATTTCGACTTTCGGACCACTGCCCGAGGCTAACCAATTTTCAATATACGAAAAATCGTTCCCAGGTGCGGCAGATAGAATTTTAACAATGGCGGAAGAACACTCCAAGACTCGGCAAACTTTAGAAGTAACGGAACTTAACGCAAACATCGAACTAAATAAAACGATAAATGCAACAAATTTAACCCTAAACAAATGGGGCATAATTTCACGTACCATAATCAGCCTTGCACCAATCGTTGCAAGCGTTATTTTAGCGTTTAGCGGCTTTGAACTTGCGGCTGGCGTTATTGGCGTGGGCAGTGCTGGCGTTATAATCAGCTTTACCGTTGCTGGAATAAAGGCTCAAAACAAATCCTAGCTATTTAACGTCGAATAGGACGGGTGCGCAAATTGCCAAGTTCTAGTTGCATAAAGGCTGTGCTACTGGCATCTACCATATCTTTGAATTTGCTCTCTGGGAAACTTTCAAGTTGCGAAAAATACATATCATTCCAATCTGCCGCCAAAACGTCAATGTTGCCAGCTTGCCATTGTGCCGCCATTGGCTCGGCTCGGCTTTCCTTTGACCCTAATTCAGGGGTTATTTTTATGTTGAACCCTGCCAAGAATTTGCGATAACTTTGGGCTTGCTCTTTGCCCGCTTGCCCTGGGTCTTGCGGTAGACAAATCTTAACCCGCGCACGTTTGTACTTAGCCAAATCAGCTTGTGCCGTGTGTTTTACCAACTGCCGTACCTCGCTCGCTTGCTTGCGGACGTTTATCACATCGGCGACAACATATCCGCCATTTTTGCGTTTGCCGATTAGCACACTAGCTGTGCTGGCGGATTCCTCACCTGTCGAAGCGGCTAAATCCCAGCCACGCACCCATTCTACTACATCGCTTGGAATAACTTGCAAAATGTTTCCCACTTGCGAACGCTTGAAATACAGTCCTGCGGCGGCTCTGATGTTCCAGTTGCCGTGCAGAAGTTGCTCACGTTCAACGGTTGGCAAATTCATAAGGTTTGCGTAATATCCTGGATCGGTTTGCATTAAAATTTGGTTGTCTTCTAGCTTGCTTGCGACGAACGTGAAACTTTTCGGCAACATCAGCTGGGCTGGAGTTGTTAGATTTTGTTGCTCGCAAATTTCTTCGTATGAATCCGCCCAAATTAAATTATCGCCCGCCCCGGCGGACAGGCCATCTCGGATAAACCAGCGAATTACGCCGCTCCGTTCGGCTATTGGATAGCCTGTTTCGGGATTTATCCACCATGAAATCAAGTTTTTTACCCAGCTATCGGGGTCGGGATTGCACGATGCCCGAATATATGGTTGTACCCCGCACGTGGAGCGGTTTCTTGACATCATATAAAAAAATTGGCTTTCTGTGAAATGTGTCAACTCGTCAAACATCAACAAAGGTATCTGACTTCCTTGAAAATTCAGCTTATCCTTTTCGTGTTGCATATATGCGAAGGTAACTTTTGCACCGCTTGCGAACCGCCATTGTCGAGACGGTGTTATACGTGGCTCGGCGTTCAGTTGCGGATAAATTTCAAAACTAGTGTCCCATAAGCCGCCAGCGTTTGTTATGTGCGTTGATAATTGCCGAAAAATTACCGCTTCAAAATGCGGATTTGTTACGTGATACAGTGCTTCCAATAGCAATGCAAAACTTTTGCCGCCGCCAGCCGCTCCGCCGTAGATTGCAATGTTTGCCTTGCTTTTCAGGAATTTTTGCTGTGGTCCAGGTTGGGGGCGAAGATGGTTGATTTCGCTCGTCATGGCTAGTCCTCTTTTTGCGGCAGATAGATTGTTGGTGCGGTGTGTCTTATTTCGATTGCGCCGCCGTCTTTGCCTGTAAGTTCGGTTTTTTGGCGGATTTTGTCGTTGAAGAAATCTCCGCCGTAAACTTTTAAGCCGTAAATTATTGCGGTTGTATCGCCCTCTTTAACACGGTTTAGTAAGGCATTTTGGAGCGTTGCCACAACGGTTTCACGTCCTTTTTTTAAGGCGGTAAAAATGGAAAGATGTTTGTCGCGCATAGTTCGGAGCGTTTTCTCGCTAATTCCTAGTGTTTTAGCTATTTCTACGATTGATAACCCTTGCATTGAAAGCGATTGAATTATTGCAATTTTGTCTTCTAATTCGTTATTTTCCTGCCACTTTTGCACGGTATCACGGGATTTTTTGGTGGTTGGCGGTTTTGCCTTGGAATTTTTGGAATTTTGTCCTGTTTTTTTGGTTGGCATTTTTTACACCTCGGTTCAACTCCTTTGTGGGTACACAAAAAAGCCCTTTGTTGAGAAAAGGCTTTTTGCGGTTATTATACGTGTTTTTTGCTAGTTGTAGTTGGCTATATCCCACGCCCATGTTTTATTGCCCTCTAGGCGGACACGGAGTATTTCGCTAAAATCTATAGCGTTATATCCTGGATAATTTTCTATTTCGTCAAAATCACAAGTGGCGTATATATCGCTGTCGCCTATGCCAGGTATGCCACTATAAGTATTACTGTGAGTATCAAAGACTTCCACACGTTTTTTGTTAATCATTGCATCTTCCAAAAAAAGATGCAGGTCTTGCATTGGATATTTAGTCATAATCACAACTCCTTTATGTTGGGTAGCGTGGGTGTATATGAGTGCCTTTGTTAGAGTAATGTATATCAAAAGTATTGGTATTCATATATTGTTGAGTTTTGTTAAGCCACGTTTTTCCAATTACTCGGTCGGCTTTTATGGTTTCTCTAATAACACCATTGGTCAAAACTTTAATTTTCCCAGTACCTTTATACTCATTTACCAAAGCTTGCGAAAACTTGTAGTAATTAGCCGCCGTAGTGTTTAATTTTGCAGGTTCGTTGCTTGGGTTATCTTTTTTCGCTTGTTGGCGTTTTTGTTGAAATTCGGCTGTGCCTGGCACGTGCTTGCGTTGAGCACCCGCCATAACTCTTGACGGATACGTGCCATCTTTTATGCGGTCTTGGGCGTTTTCTTGTTCTTTATAATCTTTGATGTTTTGCCCATTAAATTTGCCCTCTGCACCTGCCTTGATTTCCTTATCTTCGCCGACAAAGATTCTTGCACCGCTTATGGTAATCCATTCGCCACGTCCTAAACCAGGTTCATTAACCATTTCGCCGTCTTGTTTTATTTTATCACGTTTTTTGCCTATTAGCAAGTAGTGCAAAACTTTTATAATTGGTTTTAATGTCGTCTTTCCTGTCCGCCCTGCCCATCCGGCAGGCGGGTCGGCAGACGGGTCGGTTTTTTCTTTATGTTGGCGTAAACATTTGCAAGCCTCATGGAAAACTTTGTATCTAGGGTCAACAACGGATTTTGCATAGTATAAAACTTCCAATTGGAAGACTTTTTGGTAGGTCATTTTGGCGTTCCTCGTATTTTATCCAATTATCACATTTTACATTATAAAACATCCGCATTGACACGTCAATGACATCTTTTTGACAGAATACTAGTCGCAATCCCACAAGCTTGTGTCTTGTGGGTCAAGGCGGAAACTTTTTTAGGCAAGCCCTTGACAAGATAACCAAAACTAATTATAATAAATATTATTAAGAAATGGTTACGAGGAACTGCCGTTTAGCAAAATGCTACTTACAGGAAAAGACCTCGACTTATGCCATTACTAAATAGTAGAGTATATGCCGTTGTGGGTAAAATCCTACCCAGTGTAAAATACACAGGTATTAAAATCCTTCGCTGGCGACAGCAAGGTTGCCGAACGAAACAAAAGTTTTTCGTT